GCAACTCCGGGGTGAGTTGGGCGTTCTGGAAAGCCATTACTTGCCCGTCCTCGGCGTCGTCTGAGTGGCGATGCCGTTACCACCGCCAGCGATATTGATGGCGTTCCCGAGCGTGTCGAGTTGTTGATACGGCCATTGTTGCTGCTGGAGGAACCGTTGATACTGGTCCGTCAACTGAGCCTGGTTAGCCTGTTGCTGAACCTGACCCGCTCCCATAAGAGCCTGATTTGCTTGCAGGGATTGGTTGACGTTGTTGTTCTGGAGGTTGGCGGCAGCGTTAGCGAGAGTGTCGCCAAGTTGCCTTTGATTTACCCCGGTCTGCTCCTGCCATGCCGATCCGCCGAAATTTCCACCACGCGAGAACGCAGCGTCAGTCTGGGCAGCAGTCCCCCTCTTGTATGCGTCCGTGATGGCTTGCGATTGAGCCGCCCAGAGTGGATTGGTGTTAAGGTCGAAATTCGAGACTTGATTGGCGGTATTCTGAAGGTTGCCGATGGCTGAGGTTTGAGGCGCGACGAGGCCGGCAACGGTCTGCCCGGAATAAGGCGTATAGGGATTTGCGGAAAGAGCGTTCGCACGAGTCAGCAGGCTTTGCTGGTACGGGAGTAGCCAAGCTGGGGTACTCGATACGCTAGTGCTGGTCGTTGTTCCGTCTGAGTTCATAAGCGCCTTTCAAACATCGTCGTGCATTCTTCAAAACCGGCCCTTGCGAAGCCTTTTCTTTTTGATCTCAACGTGAGGCGTTTATAACCGGCGTTGAGTGCTATTTTTTCCAACTCAGGCAAGTACTGATCGATCGCTCCGAACTTCTCGGAGTAGGCGATCCATACATGAAGATAGGGTTCCGCGTTCCACGGGTCTTTGCCGGGCTGAACAACGCAACACCCGCCATCCGTCATGTAGAGAACGGCTTTCCCTGCCTTTACTTCGGAATAAACATCCTCCGGCAGCCATGTATCTGGCTGAAGTTCTTTTAGTCTTAGGAGGTAACTTTTAACGAGCGGCCATACCGCGTGTATCTGGTCCGGCAAGACCTGCTTCATGTCTGTACGAAGCTCTCCACGATCACGCCCCACTCACCGGAACCGAGGTCTACCGCTCCGCCAGTCGTGTTATGAAGAGTCACGGTCACGGTATCGTCAGCAGAGACATACCCGGCCGTAATCAAGCCCTGCAACGAATAAGGAGCGAACACCCTGACGTGATTCTTGGTGTTGGCCTTGATCCCCTTGATCGTTACCGTGGTGCTGGTATAGGAACCATTGGCTACAGAAGCCGGGTTCCACGTAAAGTCGTTTGCGAACTGGGTAAGGCGGTTGAACTCGTTGTCAACAGACCTTAGAAGCCTTCCAAACACCCCACGGTCGTATTCCTGCGGGACTTGCGCCGAGAGCGTCGTTCTACTCGTCGCCATCTTCTACGGCTTCGAGGTCGAGAGCTGAAATCTCGGAGTCCCCGGTGTCCTCGATCTTGACCCTGTGCCAGCGTGCGGAACGCATGAAGTCGAACTTTCCAGAGGAAAGAGCAACCGTTCCGTCCGTAGTCAGGTTATCCCCGGTGTTCATCTTGTAGTAGTTCGTCAGGTTCGATGACGTTGGGGCCGTGATGTAACGCGGGCGGACCCTGGAGGCCATCAATACCTTCTCGTCGTCGCCAAGGTCTCCAGTGGTCAAAGAGGAAGTCCCCGCAGCGCCAGTCAATGACTGGAGAACGTGCGATGTGTTGAAGATCGACGGGAACGAAGAACCCGCGAACCAGAACGGAGACCCATACGAAATCGTCGGGAGGCCAGAGTACGTGCTGTACGTGCTTTGCAGCGTGGCGTAGGTGAAACCGCCAGTGAAATACTCTAGCGCCGCTTCGATCTGCTGGTCGTAAACTCCCCACTTGTCAGCGCGATAGTTATAAACAACAGCACTATCAAGAGCGCCAGTAGCAGACGAAGTAGAAGGGTAGAAAAAGTAAATAAGCGAGTTGTCAGTGTCCCGCAAAGCAACAGACAAGTACGCAAAATCGACATTGAGCCTGTTAAACACCCACTCCTTGAGCGGGTTGCCAATCGGGACAGGTTTAGAGCCATCGTAGTAATAAAAGTTGTCCTGCCCCATGAAGATATGGGCAGCGCCTCCCCTATCGGTAACGATAGGAACGACGACTTCCTGACTTTGAGTCCCTGCGGTATTCGATACTTCCTGGAACGTCCAACCCAAAGGCGGGCCGTTGAACGTGCCGATATACATTGCACGCTCCTTATAGACAACGATCTGATCTCCAAGTCTCCGCCCGGCTCTGATGGCCCCCGGAGAGCTTGTCAGTGTCCCCGTATAGCAGTTGGTCGCGGCTGAAGGCGTCCAGTTCGTATAGTCACCGATGGCGCAGTTCCACCAGCGGTTAGGACTGTCTCCGTAGGTCCCTTCCTGAGTGTCGAACACGAATACGAAGTCGTTGACCGTCTCAACGATGGAGGCTTGCGGAGCGGTCAGGTTCGCAAAGTTCCCCGATCCATTGGAATACTGGAGAACGTCCGATTTCTGAGTCGCTAACGATACGTTCCCGAACTGAGCGAAGCGCCAGCGCTTATCCGAAGCCGCCGTATATGCACCACCTACAGCCCTTGACACATCGTTCCATGCGGAACCGTCAGACTCGTATAGTTTGGTCGTCGTTCCAGCGAAAACCCTACGAGACCCATCAAGAAGCGTCAGAACCTCAGCACCAAGACACGCAGCAGCCAAAGCCGGGAGTCCAACCGTAACCCTGGACGGGGCGGCTTTCATCCCCTTTAGCGTAGGCACTTTGGCTACGCAGTCTGTGATGACTCCCGGAGTATTGGGGTCAAGGTCAGGAGCGAACCCTGCGAGTTTTACGAGCATTACGCCACCGCTACGGCCATACCGTCGCCGTAGCGGGAGGTCTGGGCCTGCCTGTTGATGTCTTCCTTCAGTAAATCGCGTTTCGCGGTCCACAAAGCACCACGTTGATCCGACTTCATAAACAGGGAAGCTTCAGCGAGAGCCGCCCACAGGTAGAGGTCTGGATAGGCCAGAAACAGCGCGTGGGCGGACGAAGATACGTCCCCGAGGTTCTTGTAGTACGTCCCGGCCACGGTATAGGAACCAGCCGCAGGCCCGAAGATCATGTTTGAGCCTTCGACTGCGTAGAAAGCCGGGACTTCAGATGAAGGGCGGATCGGGTAATTCGAGTAAATCCAGTCAGCAGAACGCGGCTGGAGTTTGATGACTTTCCCGTTAACTGAAACTGTCGGATTCTTGGCTGCGATGAAGTCAGACGGTAGCGCAGCAACGCTTGAGGAAATCGGCTGGTTTAGCGTTCCCTCCATCTCCCTGACCCTGGCGTTGCGGTAAATCCACAACTCCGCCATCGAAATAATATCGTCAAGGTATGGCGTTAGGTCTGAGCGCTTAGTCCAGTTCGCTACGGCAGTCTTTAGCTGCGCGTATGTCGTGATAGATGGCATTAACGCTTAACGAGCGCGCAGGAACCAGTCGTCCCTGTTGCCTTCACGAGCGCGATCTTTACCGGGATGATGGAACCAACCAGACCGCCGGTAATCGTCACGTTGTTTCCCGACCCGTCAGTCAGGGCGAAGTTTCCGGCAGCGGTAATAATAATCCCGTCATTGTCTACAACAGAGGTGGAGTCATTGGGGGTTACTGCCACCATCGTTTGATAAGGGGCTTGGACTGTTGAGGACATCTTTTCTCCTAGTGCTTTATCAGTTCTTCGTAAGGCATCACCAGAACCATGAATCCGTCCGGCATCTTCTGGAAACTCTGCAAATCCCAGCGTTCCTGAATCTTGGGCAGCCACCACTCCGCGCCCTCGATAATCAGGTGGGCATTGCGGCCGTCAGGCAAAACCTTTATTGCAGGCTCAGTGCTGACCGTAAAAATACCGATCCGCTTGGTGACCCTCTTGAGGTCATCAAGCACGTTGTCAAGTTTGTCCGGTTCGATGTGTTCCAGAACGTCGATACAGGCGACCATCTCCGAGGGTTCTGGAGGGTCGGACCACTTGGGCATCGCCGGTTCGTACAACTGGATCGCCATCTTGTGGTCTACATCAAGAGCGGACATCAACCGGCCCTTACCCGCTCCGTAGTCCAAAAGCTCTTTAACCTGATACCTGTTGCAGACCTGAGAGACGAGCGGCGCGTAGTGAACCGATGCGACACCGTAGTTCTCGTCCTTGTGGAGTTGCTTCTGCATCTCCAGGTATTCGTCTGAAATCAACTGCAGATGGTGAATCTCAGGCGGCAGGTCGAGCATATTTCTCCTTGAGTTCTTGCGCGGCTTCCTTCAGCGGCCAGCCGTCCTTCCATCGCCAGAGTCTTACCGACTTGTACCAAGGGATGGACTTGCGGTCAGGAGGCCCGTAGCGCCATTGGGAGTTCTTGTTCACGAAGCACCAGCACTCTTTACCCAAGGCACCAGCCAAGTGAATCACTGCGGTCTGCATGGAGAAAACCATGTCCAGACTCGCCACAATCGCCGCCGTGGTGTCGTAATCGTCCGTCAGCGTCCCGTAGTCATACTGGCGTAGGTCGATCTCGGGATGCTTCTCTCGGAATGCGGAAATCTCCCCCGAGGCGTCCTTGTATTGAAGACTCACCCAAGTCGCATCAACGGATTTGAATACAGGAAGAAGTTCGTCCAGCGTCCAGAAACGGTTACGGTCCCCGGTCCACGAAACTCCACCGGACCACGCAACCCCGATTACCGGCTTGCCCTTCTCCCTGAATAAAGCGCTCCACATCGTCACCTGTTCCGGGTCTGGAACCAGATACGGAGTGCCGGGACAACTCTCCTGCGTCGGTCTGAAGTGCTTACCCAAAGCCCCCGAAGGGCAGGAATAGTCGATCTGCTGCGCCGTCCAATCAACGCCCTCATTCCAGCGTGTCCCGTGGACTTCAGCCCTTGGGAACGATCGCTTGAACAGCGCCGTAAGCCTTGGCTCACACTCAATGATGGTCTTGGCGTTGGTCTCTATCGCGTCGGGGATCATGGAGGCGAATGAAATCTCGTCCCCCAATCCCTGTTCCGGGTAGATCACTACGGTCTTACCGGGCGTTCCATCCCAGAACTTCTCGTCCTTGTACTTGATGAGCTTCCGGGACTTGTCCAACCCGATGAGGTTGTCGTAAAGCGGCCAGCCCTCTTTCCAGTAACCCAGAGCGAGATACGCCAGCCCCAGATTTGCTTTCCCCTTCGGGCTGTCTGGATTGAACTCCAAAGCCTTCTTGGCGAGCGCCATACACTCCGACCAAGCGCCCTCGGAAGCCTTAAGCGACGCCCAATTCACGTAAATGGTGGATCGGGCTGCGTCCCTGTTCTTTGCTGTCCCTACATTCTCTAAAGCTTTGCGGAAGCACTCATTGGCTTCTTCAAACCGATACAACTGCTCCTCGATATATCCGAGGTTCGACCAAGACCACACGTTTTTAGGGTCAAGGTCTACTGCTCGTCTTGCGAATTGGTAGGCGGTTGAAAGTCTCCGCGCCTTGTGGTGAACCTGTGTAGCTACTATTAAAGCCCTTACGTTGTTCGGTGAGTCGTAGGTCAGCGCACGATCAGCGATGGCCCAGGCTTTGTCGAGGTCGCCTTTGTCCGCGAGCTTGGCCGCTTCTTTGAGAGAGAATGGGTCTTGTTGGTCGTCTTGAGATACGGGTAATTGGCGTTGATCTCCTCCCACATCTTCCGATGGTCGTCCTTTTGGAAGATATTGATACCTTTCTTTAGGAGTTCGTACTGCACCGTCACCGGAATGCTCGCTACGTGCCATAACCCTTTC